CTTAGAGAATCTAGAAGAAGACTTAACTCTACTATGGCTAAACAGCTTGAAAATATCAATAAGGAATAAACGTAATGGCTAATTTGTTTGCACCTGAAACAAGTTCTATTGGGGCAAGTTCTATGTCTGGGGGTCTGGCTGCTCCTTCTCCGGTAGATTACTCGGCTTTGTTTAAGTCTGTCTCTGAGTTTATCCCTGAACCCCAGAAGATTACAGAGTCTGATCTTAAGGCTAATGATCGTTTAGAACTTAATAAACTTCTGGAAAGAAACAGAGCAGAAGAGAATACGACAAAACGGGCTATTGGTTTTAAACGTATTAATCAACAGGCTTCTATGAATTTTCCTTATCTTTCTAGAGAAGAGATTAATTCTACTATGTCTGCCTACACCAATGAACTTCCTTTGGGTGGTAAGACAGATGTGGAGATTGCTTCTGCTGGTGTAGACAGATGGCTTACAGAAGATCCTATGGCTCCAACTACTTATGCGATTAACTCTGCAAAAGCCAAAGGTGATCCAGATCTTTTGCTTCAGTACAACCTTGCAAGTATGGCTGATAAGGCTAAGAAAGATGCAGAGTATACTGCTATCAAACAGCAAGCTGAACGTAGCACTTTGACTAGACAACAGAAGACACAGACTTTTGTTGAGACTTCACTGCAAGATGCTTCAAAGCTTGTCTTTGATTTGTATACCCATACAGATGCTCTTCTAGAACAACAGGGCCTAAAGAATCTAAAAGGAGAAGAGTTGTCCTCAAGACTTTCTTCTTTGACTCAGCAGCAAGAAGATACTTTTGTGATGGCAAAGATTGCAGAGCTTGCCAAGGATGGATATGCTCTGAGTAAAGAACAGGAAGATCAGATCAGGGCACCTTTTAAGTCTTTGCGGAGTACATTTGATACTCAGACAGAAGCCCAGAAGAAAGCCCTGACTGCCCAGAATGTGGCAGATACTGCAAGAGTAATGAGTCTTCTTGACCCTGTTGCTAGAATTACTATGGATTCTCCAGAAGGTAAAACTCTTCTTGTTGAGATGAATAAGGATAGTATTGCCGCTCAGTTTGCAGATCTTGGTAATAAAGCCAAGGGTATGTTTGATCCTGCTTCTATTAATACAAACAATGCAGGGGATATTGATATGTCTGTAGAGGGTAGTGCTGATTCTCCCTCGACTATTAAAAAGAGACTGGCTAATGTATTTCCTAAAGGTTCTGTAACTTCTGCTATGAATACAGATCCAACAACAAAGAAGAGTGTTATAGATATTCTTAAGAGAGATATGAATAACCCCTCTGTTATTGATGGTTATTCTGAGACAACTCTTAATGGTACTATGAAAAGCTTTATGTATGGGTATCTATACTCAATGCCTGAGATTGATACTCAAGGTCAGTTTATTTCTAAGGAAGGTGTGGCTACCATGTTTGGTACAAAAGCCTTGTCTTATGCAGAGAAGTTGGCCAAGAAAGTCCCGGCTAATGCTGGAGATATGTGGAATAAAATCAATGTATCCTCTAGAGAAAATGCAGGAAGACTTCTGTACACTCTAAAGAATAATCTGAATATTGTTAATCAAAAGTTTATGGGACCAGAGTTTCTTAATCCTTTTGTTTTTAACATGGATGATTCTGGTAATATTCAGGGGAGTATTAATCCTGAAGTTGTCCAGAAGAACTCTTATATCAGATCTTCTCTTCTGAACTATGATGTCTCAGATCCTAAAGGTGTGGATCAGGGTACTTTCTGGAAAGTCTTTAGAGACTATGTTTCCTTTAGTGATCAGGCTAATGCCAATGCTATCCTTGATAACATTCAGTCTCTCCAGATTTTGGCAAAGGTAAGTCTTAAACTTCCTTCTGGGATTAGCAATAATACTGCCCTTAATACAATTAAGACTGGTCTTACAGACTTTACAAATGTACCGACTTCTCTGGAGAATATGACACCGTCCCAGATTCAGTCTTTTGCCCCTACATCTCAGAGTACTCCGGGTAGACAGTTTAACTTTAAGGGTAGATAATGGCTAATACACAACTTACCCCAACAGAAGCTTCTGCACTTCTGGATAAACCTACACAAGAACTTTCTACCCTTGATACTTCTGGTCTTACGGACTTTATCAAGTCTGTGGTGGATAGACATCAGGCGAAGAAAGACGTACAGGCAGAACAAGATAGTCTCAAAGAACAACAGGCTAAAGACCAAGAGAGAGTTCTTACCATTGGTAAAGAAGACTTTCAACCTGAACCAGTAAAGACAAAAGATATAGATGTTGTTGCTGATCTTCCTGTTGTTGCCCGTGCTTTCCTTGATACAATCTCTGTAGGGGAAGGAACTAATATTGACAAGACTTATAATGCTATTGTTGGTCTTGGTCATGGCAAGGGTGTGGAGAATGCTCCTGCCTACTTTGAAGACTACTCCATGCACCCTAATGTGATTGGGTATATAGGTCCAGAAGGCCCTAGTACTGCGGCAGGAAGATACCAGATCACATACGAGACATGGAAGGAATACTCTAAACGATATAATCTAACAGACTTTAACCCTGAGAATCAAGACAAGGCTGCATGGTATCTGGCCAAGAATAGATACTATGCAAGGACAGGCCGAGATCTTGAACAGGACCTTAGTCAAGGGGATACTTCCCAGATTAAGAAGGGTCTTGGAAAGACTTGGACTTCTCTTCAGACTTCTTTTAATTTTGGTAAATTCTATACAAGATCTATGTCTAAGTATTCTCCTGAACCTGTATTGGATCAGGTAGAAACTAAGACAGATACAACTAGATGGAGTTACTAATGGCTATTGAATACAGAGGAGAAACCTTTGCCGGGTATAACAAGCCTAAGAAAACTCCTTCTGCTGGTAAGTCTCATGCTGTACTGGCAAAGGAGGGAGGTAAGGTAAAACTTATCAGGTTTGGCCAGCAAGGTGTCGTAGGTTCCCCTAAGAAAGCAGGAGAATCTGAGGCGTATAGGAAGAGAAGAGAAGCTTTCAAAGCAAGACATGCCAAGAATATTTCTAAGGGAAAGATGTCAGCGGCATACTGGGCAGATAAAGTTAAATGGTAAGGGATTAAGATGGCAAAGAAACCTACAAAAGCTGCTAAGAAAGTAGCAAAGGTTATGAAAGAGTTTAAGTCTGGGACTCTTCATGCAGGGGTAAACCCCAAGGGGCCTAAGAAGGCCAAGGTAGTAAAGAACAGAAAGCAAGCAATTGCAATTGCCCTTAGTGAGGCAGGAAAGGTAAAGTAAATGGCAAAGCCTAAGATTATAAGGAACTCAACCCCTCAGGGTACAATGAGAGAGAAGCTTAACGAAGCCAAGAATAGACCCTATAAGGGTGGCAAGGGTGGTCTTCCTGAACGTGTTTCTAGGTATGGTAGGGGTTCTCTTAACACTGCCCGGACTGCTGAGAAAATTGCTATGAAAGGTGTTGGTGGTACTGGTAGGGCTGTAGCCCGGACAACTAAAGAAGTTGTTACCACAACTGGTAAAGCCCTGACAAGACCAGCCAGCAGAGCCTTGACTACGGCTGCTAGTACAGGTGCTAAAGCTACTGGTAGAATGGCCTCTCTAATGGGTGGGCCTATTGGTCTTGCAGCCTTTGAACTTGTGACAAGTGCAACTCCTGCACAGGCTCCGGCTCCTGCCAGAGGCGAGAGGTTGATGAAGTCTAATATGCCTTCTGGCTATGGTACTCAAACATCTAGCTCGGCGTATGGATATAAACCCAAGACTAAGACCAATACACAGGCTGCTTCTAAGTATACTGGTTATGGTAATAAGACCTCTAGCTCGGCATATGGTTATAAACCTAATGTTTCTACGCCTACTGGTACTTCTTTCCCCAAGGGTAAGGGTTTTGCTTCTCTTCCTAAACCTAGACTTAGACCAGAAAGAGAAGCTGTTGCCACTGCACCCATGAGAAGTGCCCCTCAGACAAGACTTCAGAGAGACTACTCTATGGCTGGTCCGGGTACTCCAAGACCCAAGGGTAATCTTCTTGACATGCTGAAGAAGATGAAGAAGCGTTAAGTCTTACACAAAAGAAAAACCCCGAGGATCAAATCTCGGGGTTCTCTTTTTTAGAACTTATACATACTACTCATCAGTCTTTGCAAGGCAAGGCTTAGGTTTACATATACCTCATCAGGACTAAGCTTATCAGACCATTCAATCTTGAACTCATCATCATTCCAACCTACCATGATAAGTTCTTTGTACTGACCCTTGGCTTCCTCAAGCATCTTCTGGACAGTAGGGCCTTCTACTTCCTCTTCCTTCTTCTTGAACTGAACAACCTTAAGCTTATCCATCGACATAGGAGTATCAGTATCTTTTGTCATTCTATTTTCCTTAGACAATATCTACAAGTTCACATGCACCAGCCGTACAGGCAAGAGTCTGACTAGACTTAGTCATATCCTCTGTCTCTAGAGTAGAAAGCATACCCCAGTCAATCTGTTCAGGCATCTTAGACATAAGGTCTTCATACTCCTCTTTTGTACAATCTTCATAAGGGGCTTGCTTATAGATATGATCAGAGTGTGGGAGGAAACTAAGACCAGAAGCAATGTTGAAGTTAGAATAGAGCCAAGCCCCAACATCAACCCATTCGTCTTCACGGACAGAGACAGTGATGCTAGGCTTATGCTCACACCAGAACTCTGCATAGATCTTCCAAAGGTTAAGTTGATCCTCTGCTGTCTGATCATGACGGGTAACACACCCCTCAGGGGCACGGATAGGGAAGCTAAAGACTGTGGTATTATCAGGCTTCATGATATCAGGTTCATTAGGGATACCCATACCAGCCATGAACTGGGTGATGGGGTCTTTATTATCCCCTCTGACTCGACGGATATAGTACTGTGAGTGACGGGGGTGGATACCAGAGGCAGAGTCCACAAGCTGTGAGACTGTACCACTGGGCTTAACACAAGTGATTGCAGCAGACTGAGGGATACCAAAGACAGCAGCCCATTCCATGTTAGTCTGGATTGCAATATTCTTAAGTGCAGTCAGTGCAGCAGGAAGATGACCTTGAGGGTTAGATCCATTGAGAACTTCGTGATCCATTATCCCGGTTAATGACACACCAAGCAGACGTTCTTCTTCTGTGTTCTTTGTCCAGATCTTCCTAAGGTAAGGGAAGGTAGTATAGGTAGACTGGATAGTACCAAGGATAGTGGCAAGCCTGACCTTACGCCCAAGTTCAACCAGAGTATCCCCTGCCCGTACCACTACCTCTGTAAGATTACAGAACTGATAAGGACGAAGGATAATCTCTGAGCAAGGGTTAGTCCCAAACTCATGGTTAGGGTCACGGCGTTGGTTCTTGGCAGTATGCTTCTGTGCAGCCACACGACTGAACATCCCACGCTCACCAGTCCCAGAGTCTACAAGGCTAGTCCATTCGTGAAGGAAGGTAGAAGCATCAGGCTTCTCAGTATATGCAACAGAGTTGTTAGACAAAGACCTCTGGGGATTAGTCTCCCAAAACTGTCCAGTCTTGGCATTACGCATCCGGTCATCACTGAGGTTAGACAGAGAGATCATTGCAGATCGACGTACACCACCGACAACCACAACCTCACCGATCTTGCACATGATATCATGGCATTCAAGAGAGTTAAGTTTACGACCAGTACTCTTCTGGAATACAGAGACAACAAAGCGGAAGAGCTGATCCAGAGGTTCAGGACCAGAAGACCTGCCACCAAAAGTCTTCAGTCGTTCACCAGCCTGACGGACCTTGGACATATCCCACTTAGGGATCTCACCAGAATACAGGAGAGAGATAAGCTGACGAAGAGCCTTGGCCCAGCCTTCCTTAGAGTCTGAGACAGAGATAGTTGTCTGAGATTCAAAGAGCTTCTCAGGTACTTCAGGGAGCTTCTGAATGTACTGACGTTCAACGCTAAAGCCTACACCAGTACCGCAGAGGAGGATGAACATGGCCTCATCAAAGGACTTGGGGTCATCCACAGGAAGATAAGAACAGTTATAGGCACAGGTATTATCCCGGTCCAAGGCCTTTCCAGCAGTCATCATAGCCCGCATAGAAGGCATGATCTCAAGGTTAAGGATAGCATTACGGATAGCAATGTTAACCTCTACAGCTTCTTCTGTCTCAGGCATCTTGGGGTAGACAACATTCTCCATGAACCTATCAACAGTCTCTTCCCAAGATTCACGGCGGTTTTCTTCATCAATCCAACGGGCATACCGAGACTTATGGATAAATGCCTGAAAGTCAGTCGGAAGATTCGTCATATTCTAATTCCCTAAGGTTAAGTTTCTTACGAGTATGGTCTTTATCAGAGTCTTTTATTCTTTGTCTATACCTGTCATCCTCTAATTCTCTGGCATAGGGGTTACGTTTCTTCGGAGGAAGTCTCTTGGATTTCCAACCCATTGTCTACCTCTTTAAGCCTCCAAAGATTTGCAGATATGATGTCCTCGAATCTATCATAGAACTCTTCTGGGTCTATGTCGAGAAGTTCTATTAGATCAAGTACCCCAAACCTGTCAAGGATAAGTTGCTTCAGTTCAAAAGACATTGTCTCTGATCCTGTTTAGACTAATCCATTCATGGTCATACATCCCCTGACTAACCCCTCTTTTTACAACAACACCAGACCACCACATTTTATTAGCCTCCCCTGCATACTCATGTTTCCTGTCTATGTAACATCCGGTGACAAGGCCCATAAGTCTTCGTCCATCTGGTCCAGTCCTCTCTGCGAAATCTCTAGTGTGAGTGTGGCCTTGGGTGCAGGACACGAACTGTTTTGTGAGGAGTGTGTACGCCTGATGTTCACCGCTTGTAGCTCTACCCATGACCCCCGTTGGGAAATAGTGAGCATAATATACACCATCCACTTCAACAGGTTCCAGAAAAGGGTAAGTCTCCCACCCAAAGTCTTCGTATTGTAGATCCTGTACGGAGATAGTTCCATCAAGGACATCGTCTTTCTGAATTGCTTTCTCAATACGCCCATAGTCATGGTTCCCTGTAACCATCACAAACCGTGGAAGTTTCTTCTTAGCCTCTTTGATTGGACGGAACATGAGTTCTTGTGCAAGGCAAGAAGCTTCAATGTCTTTCTTGTACCGTCTTCCCTCGAATCCTTTTGTCCCTTTATCATAAGAACAGAGAGAAGGCATATCAGCCCAGTCACCAATACACACGACAGTATCAGGTTTAACACTGGCGATAAGCTTTCCTAGTAGAGTGAATCGGGATAGGTCTTCATCAGCAGAGGCGTGTGGATCAGGGATTACAAGATGTGTTTTACTCACTATCACCTTCATCCATAAGAAGACCAACCATAAGAAGCAAGTCTAGTTCTACATCTTCAAGAGCATCAGACCATTCGTCATCGTCATAGACTGTACCATCATCTGTCTTGATCTCGAAGTAGAGTCTGACAGTTGCCCGGAGTTCTTCGTACATTACCTTGTAGTCGTTCTGGTAGTCGTTCATCTAATCCTCCTGATTGTTACATCGCAAATTCCACTACACCGTATTCTCCGGGCCGCTGCTTGGGACAGGTCAATAGATCTCCCTTTACTATATGGTCCACGGTCATTGATTTTGACCGTAACGCATCTGCTATGATGACAAACCCGGACCATAGACCCAAAAGGAAACCTGCGATGAGCAGCAGTAAAGGCCATACGATTAAATCTTTCACCAGATGCTGTCTTCCTTCCATGAAACCCCGGCCCATACCAAGATGCCACGCCCTTTATGGGCTGTCTATTAGCACTATAACTTTCTACGCTACTCAAACAAACAAAAAGCACGACAAGTAAATACTTCATGCTTTGTCCTATATTAGATGGTGCTGGCAGAAGGACTCGAACCCTCGACCTACCGCTTACAAGGCGGTTGCTCTACCAACTGAGCTATGCCAGCTTTAGAATTGGCCTACCCTGCTGGACTCGAACCAGCGGCCTAATGCTTAGAAGGGTAGGATTAGACTTTATTCTTCTACTCTTTTATGTTATAATAATGGCGGTCGCGGCGGGACTCGAACCCACAACCTAATGCTTAGAAGGCATTTGCTACTGTCCAGTTGAGCTACGCAACCATTATTAGGAGTATACCATGGGATATAAAAATAAACAAGACCTCTATCGTTATCAAATAGACAGGTGGAGAAAAAGAAAGATTGATGCTATTAAGTACAAAGGAGGATCTTGTTCTAAGTGTGGATACTCAAAGTGTTATGGAGCTTTACATTTTCATCACAGAGATCCTTCTATAAAAGAAGCTAATTGGAATAAGATTAGGCTTTGGTCTTGGGATAAGATCTTAATAGAGTTAGACAAATGTGATCTTCTTTGTGCTAATTGTCATGCTGAAGAGCACCTATCCAACTGAGCTAAGGGTAGTACTTTATAAGAACTCTTTAGGGATAAACCTTATTGCCCCGATTTGTTTATTATAGAATAGTCTACCATTCTTATCTGAGGCTGTCAATACATCCATCTTATGTTGAAGGTTTGCTTCTGCATAAACTAGACCAGCCCTAGTCTTACAGACCCTGATGATATGGAACTCAAAGTTATTCTTCTTCCAGTTCTTGATGTCTTGATTAAGTTCAGAGGATGAACTGGTATATGTTTTCCAGTCTGTCTCTTTGTCTTTCTTCTTCTTACGATAAGAGTAGAACTGTTTCTTTCCTATGTAGGAACGTCCGGTGATAACACACCTGATAAGATAGACAAACCCAAAGGACTCCTCTGGGTCTATCTTCTCTTTAGAAATCCAGTGCCCATACTTATACACTAGAAATCTACTTCCATTACATCAGGTTCCTTTTCAACATGAGTCATCCATACAGGGCCAGTTGAGTAGATAAACTTCCTTAGTCCCACATCTTTCCAGCATTCAAGTTTGAAAGGACAATAAGAACAACCAATAGCAAGCTTAAGGTTACCGGATTTACCCATAGGTTCAGGAGAGAAGCACCTAGCAGGAGGATCTTTAGCAGAGACAACTTCTTTAATGTGTTCGACACGTCCCTTAACATCTACTTTATCCCTGTCTTCAAGGGGCATCACAGTGATATACCCATTCTGTTTATCAACAGCAACAAAGGCACCAGCCTCTTTCTCTGTCGCATCAAGATACCCAGATAGCTGGGTCAGATAAGCAAAGGGATCATCATCTCTGAGTGTGCCATCCTTAAACTTTCTGAAGGAGTAAGAGTTAGTACTCTTTACGTCAATAAGTACATCATCAATGACAGCATCAATATGCCCGTCGATCCCACCAACAGAGACTGTGTGCTGCCTTGCTTCAACCTTATGGCCGGATACTTCTGCAAGAAACAAGACAATCTCTTCGACCAGATCTCCATACAAAAACTTAAGATAGGTAGGTCCATTGAACTCTTCCTTCTTGACATATGGGTTACATTCATACCAAAGCATTCGGTCAGGCTTACCAACATTAGACATCCTGAGTGTACGTTTATCTACCTTTGGCTTAAGCCTGTCTTCAATCAGGGCAGAGAGTCTACGCCCAAAGTCAAGACATTGTTCACTGATGTCTGCCTCAGTACCTTCCTCAAGAAGACGGTAGATATCAGGGACAAGGGTATTAATACTGGCCATTATCAAAGTCTCCTTCAAAGACATAGATCAAATCCCCGTACCCTCCGATAAGATCACCGTTAAGGTATACCTGTGGAACAGAAGTCAGCCCACAATCTTTCATAAACTTCTTAAGATCAGGGGCCAGTGTTACATCATGGTAACTAAACTCAAATCCCTTCTTCTGAAGATAATCCTTGGCCATAGTGCAGTACTTGCAGTGATCTTTGCCAAGGATAACCCAGTTATTAGCGGTCATCCCCATCTCCTTTAATCGTACCCATTTCCTGCCGGATGCCAAGCTTCTCTAGATTGTACTTGGCAACTGCCTCAAGAGGGAACCCATGATACTCGGCAAGACAAGCCAGATACCAGAGGACATCACCCATCTCAGCAAAGATCTTTTCTTCCAGCAGAGGGGTATAGTTTCCAAAGAAGGAATCTTCTCTTTCCTCCCAGTATCGACTATCACCTCTGGCACACTTCTGCATCAAAGACATGATCTCACCAACCTCCGCTGCTAGACCATAGGTAAGATGAACCTCAGTCTTATTAAGCAAAGTGGTCAGTGCTTTGGTCTGATACTCATTCATATTCATTTTCGTCTCCATAGATATCTTCATACTTGTCTTCGCTTTCGATTTCAAGTTCCTTAATAAGACGAGACAAGTACCAATGTGCTTTCTTCAGATCTTCCAGAGGCTTTTGTTTGTACCTGAAGCGATGAAGATACTTCTTAACATTACCTTCAAGATACCCAAGGTAAGTTTCAAAGGGCATGTTATCTCTAAGGTAGTTGATACATTGGATACTGCCTTGGTTATAGTGGGAGGGGGACTCCACTGAATCCCCCTTGTCTTCATCAATATAATTCTCTGAGTGAGTAAGGTCAGAGTATTGGAACATCTGCTCCCCCATCAGGCTTCGATCTCAAATGACATAA